ATCGTCGGATCTGACGAACTGGGCGAGAGAGGTGATTGTGATGAAGGAGGTTGGCTTCAACAATCCGCGCAAGTTCATGCTCGGCATGGCGAAACGGGCCGACCGTTCCGGTATGACTGACAAAGAAGGAAAAGTCACCGGATCAATTATGATCCAGCGTGGCACAGGCGGCGACATCTCATGGAACTACGCGGAACCTGAGAAGTTCGTCGTGGATAAGGCAGCGGCGAAGAAGCCGTGGACGGGACGACCTAAGCGTTAGCCTTCTCACGCTCGGCACGGCGACGACCTTTCGCAGCGAGCGATTGGAACTTCGCCTTGCCGAGCTTCTTGCGTCCGATGTAAGCCGCAAGAGCGCGAGGCTCTCTCACACCCTTCTTCTCAAGGCTGCTGATGAGCTTCTCGTAACGTCCGCCACCGCCAAGTTTCATCTTGTCCATAAATTTACCATGCTTTGCAGCTCCAGTGCCGAGGAGTCGTTTTATCGGTTGCCGTCGCGCAGTTATGCCGCGAGCGGAAGTTCTTACGGCGCTCAGGATTGTCGCGTTTGATTTCCATGTTGGCGTCTCCAAAGCGAACCTTGATGACATTGCCGTTGTCGTTCTTAACGTACACCGCGCTCTTCTTTCGCTCGCCAGGAGTGTAGAACGGCTTGTTGAGTGTCACCTTCTTGCCCTGATAGGTGTTACCTTTTTTGGAGAGGGAGGTTTTCATTTCGGAAGTTCTCCGGTGTCAGCGTACTTGCTCAGAGCATCGTAAAGTGACGCCCGAGGAATGTTTGAGAACTTCTCAAAAATTCGAGCCGTATCTGCGGCGCTACGATAACCAGCAGATCCAGATGCGCGAGCCAGCGCCTTTGCTGCGACATTGTAGAACCCAGCATTTACCGCAGTTCCGATTACACCCATGATTCCTTCAACTGGTTTTCCAGCGGCAACCTTAAGAGCTGATTGAGGAATTCCAGCAACCAACTCTTCAGCAGCCTGACCAGATACAAGCGCACCGCCTCCACCAGCAGCACGTTCAGCCATTAAGATGGTTTTGTAGCCAGGAATGATGTCGTCAACAATCTGCTTGTACAGAGTCGGCCCAAGAATCTGTTCAGCTCGATTTATTTTGAAAACACCTTTGAGATTCGGCCCTTTGCCACCGAGAACAGTCTCGGCCAAAAGAATATCTTCAATCTCTCTAGCGCGAGTCGAAATCAACGCTTTTTTGGCCAACTTGTTTCCAGCAACCGCCTCGCGTTCAAGATACCGAATAACAGATCCAACATCCTTTACATTTGGAAGCAACTGAACCGCTTCAGATGCTACAGCAAATCCGGCAGGTGTTTTGGTCTGCAAAATGTCCAGCAACGCTTGAGGGCCAGTTTTCTGGCCAGTGCTTTCAAGGAAATTGACGAACTTGGAAAGCTGGTCTTTTGATCCAAGACCAACCTTCTCAAGTGCGCCGGGACTCTGCGTTTCTAGGTTGTTGATTGTTCCGGCAAGCTTTTTGTAGTCGATTGCTCCAGTGGCTTTGTCTGTTGCGTCGCTGACAATTCCAGACCGGATAGACGAGTACACATCCTGAAGATCGGGAGCGTTTGCAACTCCACGGGATTTCAGCGTGTTAACAAGTGATTCGACGTTCGCAAATTCAGGGGCAAGCAAGCCTTGAGCTTTGACTCCGCTGACCATTGCCTGACCAAGCTGGCCACGCTCCATGCTTTCTGGAGCGAACGCCCTGCGAACTCCGAAAAGATTCAATTTCGGTCGTGTTGCCGCATAAAACTCGTCACCGGCAGCTCTTGCCCCAGCAGCTTCAGCGCCTATGGCTTCTGGAGCTTGATCGGCAATCGTTTGGGAAAGAGTGGTTGCGAGATTTTTAACCTGTCTTTGTTGACCGCTTCCAATGGCTTCACCGGCATAATCAGCGAAATCGTAAAGCTCGTCTCGAAGGTCTTTCAGCTCCTTCAAACTAGCCTTTTGAGGCACCGAAACTGTCACAGGCCGCGTCGGGTCCATTGATGATGGAGTCATCACCGTTTCTGTTCTCGACAACAGCTTTCTAGCCTCTTTTAAGCCAGAGGCATGAATGTCTGGAATTTGAGCCAGCAACTCATTTGCCTGAGAGGCAAAAGAAGGGTTGTTTCCAACAGGCTTGAAAAGGTTGAATTTCTGATCGTTTTCAACCGCGTTGGCAGGTCCGTAGATTCTGTTTGCTTCAGCCTTGATTGCATTCTTCGCCTGATCGGCGAGCGATTCAATTTGTTGGCCAGCAGGAACAACACGAAACGCGGAAATATTCTGACCTTTGAACAATGTGTTTTTCACCGTGTCCTGATATGCCTGAAGCGCCTGATCTACTGCTCGTTGCTGAGCCTGTTTCTGCGCTTGTCCGCGAGCAGATTCCAAAATCGTTTCAGCGTCTTTTAGATTTCTTGAAGCGTTTGCGATGTCGTCAATTTCATTGGCACTCAGTGCGCCAAGAAGTTTTTGAGTCAACGTGTCAGCTCCTTCGGCTGCAACACCCGTCAACTTTTGAACTGCGGTTTTAATCTGCTCACCCTGACGAGCAAGTTGCTCGGTGATTGGCGGCATGCCAGCGCGAGACTCAATTCTTGATTCAAGACCAGCGAAACGAGGCATCGCTTGACCGAACGTAGGTTGAACCCCCTCCCCAATTCTCTCCACCGTGGCTGCTCGCTCGGCAGCGCGTTCAAATCCAGCACCGGCTCGACCAGCGATTGCTCCGGGAATTTGAAATCCGGCAGTTAGCGCGGCAGGGACAATACTAGCTCCCGGTTCGAATTCTCCAGTTCTAACAGCCTCTCCAGCAACGCCGCCAGCTCCTTGCATGGCTATGTTTGCCAACGGCTTAAGAAAACCTCCTCCTGGAATAATTGGAGCAGCACCAGTAACAGCAGATGCAGCAATTTCTCGCCCTGAAACATCTTGCCTAATCCCAAAAAGCTTTTCGATTGTTTGACCGACCGCCTCGCCTATTGCAGATGCAAGAGCGCCAGTACCCATCATCGCAGGAATAGATGCTCCACTGCTTGCGGGGGCAGCAAGCAAAGCGGGAATAGCCCTAGCGCCCATAGCTGTTCCACGCATCATTCCGCGAGCCTCAGCTTGCGCCAATGGAGTAAGCTCTCCAGAAGGAGCAATTCGACCGCCTTCCATTGGCGCAAGCATTCCAACAGGCTCAGCAAGCTGTCCATATTCCCACGGCAAATTTTCGATTGCCTTACCAAACCGCTCAAACATTCCGACCTTGCCTGAATCTTGAACCGCCTGTTCGAGCTGCTGAGGAGAACCAACCTGCTCTTGAACCTGAGCAGGAGTCAGCGCGGAGACTTGGCCAACCTCCTCACGCCGACGCATCTCGGCGATGGTGGCTGGACCTTGCGATTGTGGTTGAGCTGAGATTCCTTGCGCTGCCTCGTAATCCAAAATGGCCTTAAAATCCGCCTCCGTTGGAGGATTCGGATTAGACCAATTGTATTCCCTTCCAGATGGAGTGGTGATTGTTCCCATAATTACGGAGTGTAAATAACTCCAGAGGTTGAGTTTGTTGCGTTCGTGCGTGGGGTTACGCCAGGAGGAAGCGAAGGAGAAGCTCTAGTCGAAGGAGCTGGAGCTGATTGCTGCTGCTGGCCGAATCCAAACTTTTGCCTAGCACCCTCAAGATACCGTTTCTTAACGTCGTATGGAATGTCAGGTGAAAACCTGTACTCCCAAATACTGTTTTCGGCACCAGAACGAAGATTATTTTTGAAAGACGAGATAACCTGAATGTAATCGTTACGCGCAGGAGTGCTTACAACCTTTTGAAGGTTTCTTTCTTCAGATGGGGTAAGTGTTGCTCCATACTTATTGTTTTGATAGTCAGTAACAACAAGCTGAATCTTGTTGTGTATGTCTCTTGCATCTTCCTGTTCTTTAGTTGTAAGACCCTTAAATCTTCCTTTAAGATCAAACGCTGGCGCATCAATAGGTCCAACATATTCAGAGAAAGACCCTTTTCCGTATTTGCTTTCAAAAGCATTGAGCTTATTGAAAACATCATCCAACTCTAATACAGCTTTGTTTGAAGCCGTCAAAGCCTTTGAAACGTCAGCAGGAACTTTTCCTTGGTTTGGTCCTCCAAGGAACACTTTTGCGTTGATTTCGTCTTCGTCGGTCTGAACTATCTTCTGTTTTTTAAGACCTTCCAAAACTTGATTTGCACGTTGGGCGACAACGCCACCTTCAGTCCTAGCAGTCGGCAAAAGCTGCTCATACTCCTGCTGGGTAATATCTCCAGAATCAAGAAGTGTCTTAAGACCTTCTTTCGTATTTCTTTGGCCAGCCATGCCGATGGCCGTCAGCTTTTTCAATCTAGCCTGCTCTTGCCTAAGAGGAGCGGCAGCATCAAAGATTGCTTTTCTAAACTCAGGGTTTATTTGCTGAGTTTTTGGATCAAGTCCACCATTGTACTGAAGGGGAATATCGCTTTTCCCGTTTTCATTAAGGAAATCAATTTCCTTATTTAGAACTGCCATTTGTGAGGCATTTGCCTTTTCAACGAGAAACCGATTCTGAGCCATCGGCAATGACTGAAGAACTGGCCCACTCATGTCGCCAAGCATCTTAAGACCAGTCGCACTCTGAAGATCGGAAGGAGGAGCAGGAAATGGCTGAGTCGGATCGCCTTTGGCGTTCCATTGAACATATGCTGATTGCCACTGCTGAATCTTCGGAAGATCGACGGAAAACTTTGCGCGCTCAGAAATTCCGTTGGCAAGTTCAGCATCTCGAATCTTGTTCTGAAGCTCCATGCCCTGACGTTGCAGCACAGACTCCGCCGTCTGCTGCTGAAACTGCTCCATCATCCGCGCCTGCGTCTGTGCGCGGTCGAACAGGTTTGCACCTAGCTGAAATGCTTGAAGAGATTGGTCGGCCATAGAATGATCTTTTTAAGGTCCGAATCTGACACTAGGGGCGGACATTGAAGGCGGCGGAGCCATCAGATTCGGAACATCGATTTGAGGCGTTTGGCGCATCATGTTGGAGTAGTCAGACATCAATGCGTTGGAAAGACCATACTGCGACAGTCCGCCACCGACAGTTCCACCAAAATTAGTGAAGGCAGTCTGAGCAGCTTGAGCCATCGGAGACGGAGCGGCGGCAACCTGGGCGGCAGTCAAATCGCGTCCGTACATTCTAGACTGTTGCTCCTGCAACGCCCCAATCCGTTGAGACGGCGTGATGAACATGCTGCTCACCGAGAACGGTTGAGCCATGCCAAAAGTCCGTTGTTGCTGGATGAAGTTCTGCGCTTGAGCAAGACCCTGATTTTGGATCTGCATGGATGTCAGACCCAAGTCGCGAGCTGTAAGCGAACGTCCAAATCCAGAACCAGCACCGAATCCACCAGAAAGAGCGCGTCCAGCAGTCGAGCGTTGAACTTGAGCGGAAACCTCGGGCGAAAGCTCACCGCGCAAGGCTGCGCCGATATTCTGCCCAGCCTGCTGAACGATCTGGTCATAGCCTGGAATCGCACGGCGAAGCTGAGTTTCAAGCAATGACTGTTCGGCGGATGTGGTCTTCTCGGCCAACTTGGCGGCAGGCTCAAGCGCGGCAATGTTTTGCCGGATAGCATTGGTCTGCTCCTGCTCGAAGTTAATTGGCTTCAACTCAGGAACCTTCGGCTTCTTGCCACCAAAAAGTCCGCCGAGCAGGCTTCCCGCTGCCGAGATTCCTGCTCCACCCAAAAGTGCAGCTCCAATTCCTATTGCCATAAATTATCCTTTTGGTTCAGAACCATTGAGAAAACCCTCCGCCGTTCAATCCGACGCCTACCATGCGTATCGTCGCGACTGCGTCACCCAAATACTGCATCGTCTGCTCCTGCACAGCTTGAACAGCTTTGGCTTCGTAGGCCACTGCTTCCTGAATCAAATCGTTCTCCTCCTTGCGAATGGCCATAACCATCAGCTTGATAGCGTCGGGACACGGGGGGATGAGGTAGTCATTCACGCTCGTCGCGTTGATGTGGCGCATCTTGCCGATGACCGTGACGGTCTGGGTGCAGCAATCGCTGTTTCGACCAGTCCAGAGGCTCCGACGATACTGCGGCAAAGTTTCATCAGGGTCGTAAACTGCCAGATCCAACTCGGCAAAAAGTGTCTGGTTGTACTCGTAGAGCCGAGATGCGGTATTTGTTGCCTCCCTAATGACGCCGGTCAGTGCGGTAAATTTCTTGGAAGACTGAACATACGGCAACGCGAGCGTCAGCTTTTCGCCGTCAATCCACACGCCACCGGATTGGGTGCGAATCCATTGCCCGTTCGCGTCGTAGCCTTGGAGCGTTATCGTTTTCCCATTGTCTGAAGCATCGCCAGGATAAACTCGAATGTAACTATTGATGCCCCCAGACATATCGCGGTATGAAACGACAGTACCGCGATCAACAAGCTGTTTTCCCGCGCACGGGTTGCAGCTTCCGAGCAGGCCGAATCCGGTTTCTTGGAACTCATACCATTGGTTTCGAACAGACCCTGTGCCGCAGCAATCCGCCACCGCCTCGATGGTTTCAATCGCTCGCGGCCAAGTAATGCATCCGTCAACGGTTGTAACCGTAAAGCGTCCGTAAGATCCAGCCCAAAGACCTTTGTGCAGAAGCCTTCGACACGCCTGATTGATGTACTCGTAAACGCGAGCGTCATCGACGCAGACGCCGATAGCCCGAGCAATCGTGGACCTAATATCTTGGACGATCAGCTTCATTTGGTGTAGTAGACTCGACCAGTTCGCTTGATAAAGTAAACACCGTAAAACGGCGGAAGATTGTTGTGGGCTGCATCGCCACCAACCGAGGTGGTCGGCAACAGGTTGGCCACTCCTTCCGAGCGATTCGTTGCACTGAAGACACTCGTATCAGCCGATCCTCGCTGAGTAAGGTTGATGTACTGGTCGAGAATCTGATGCGTGTGAGACGGCATCTCAGCGGTAACAAGCGTGTGCTTGTCCTCACCGGCAACAGCGGTCGAGGTGGTCGTTCCGTTGACGCTGACAACCCCGCTCGCCGCAAACGTGCCAGCGCCGACCGGAAATCGAGCTTCGAAATTCGTATCGATAGCCCACATCGAACCGGCGTAAGGATTGCCAGAGTAAACCGTTCCATCGCCGCCGTCGTATGAAAGAACATCGGCACTCGTCCCAACAAAGATGCGGCGTTCGCTGCTGTTTGCGGCGACAGGATTCAGTCTCGACCAATATCCACCCTGAAAGACCCACCAGTTACCGTTGTTATCAAGCCACGGGTAAACCTGATTGTTCAGCGTTGGAACAGAAGCACCGAAGTTGAAGAACGAGTTTCCAATCGTGCTGTTGAACGTCGCCTGTGTGCCACTGATGACATCGTTGGCCAACTGTTGGTAGTTGGTCGGACAATACCCGATAGGCAAACTCGGGGGCGTCAGCGTGATGAGCGTAAGGTTTGGCATTCTGTTTCTATGGGTTGACGGATTCCGAGGTGTAGATCAGCGGGTTGATGTCACAAACATCGAGCGGAGTGCATGCAGGGAATGCCGTGCGGCAATCGCCAACACTCGGCTCCTGAACATCGTAAGCATGAACTCGCAAGCTTTTGATCCGGCAATACCCGATGATGCTAAGCATCACTTGAACCTCGTAAAGATTGCGAGCCGGGGTGCTGATCGTTTCATTGCACGGCAGATCCGAAGGCGTCGGGAAACGCATCTTCGGGCGATACTGCGGCTTGAAGTTCGTAATCGGGCAAAGATCAAGGCACTGAGTTGTCGTCGCGCACTCAGCAAAGTCGGTCCACTCAATCCATCCAGGATACTGGTCAGGTCGATAGGTGACATTGAAGGAGACATCACCCTCAAGCGAATCGATGAACAAGTCGCCTGAATCCAGGCGCTTCAATCCAAACGGAACCTCAAAGTTGTAGGCGCGAGTCTGAACCATCCACTCAATTTCTTTCTTACCATCGGGAATGTTGTTGTCGAATTTATTACCCTTCGTGACTTCCCAGAGTTGAATCGAGTCATCCGATCCGCGAGCGATGCAGAAGCACTGATCGCCGTAGGCATTCTCAGTCTTGACGATCTGAAGCAAATTGAGTCCGGTCCAGATTCCCGACCACGCAGGCGGAAACTTTTTCCGCATCGACGTAATTAGGTCAAAGTCCAAGACAGCCAACGCCTTGTGAATGACACCCTCGGCATTGTACCGAGGCTGGCA